TCTTAGCAGGAGCACCTTTTTTCTTAGCCATCATTGCCATGAAGCCGGGGTTCATTTTAGAAGCCATAGTATCACCACCTTTTGAAAATTTGCGGCCCTTGTCCGCAGTTGTAAAATCCTTGCCCACAGACTGTGGGACTCCTGCTTTCTTAGCAAACGATGGGTTGTTAGCCACCGCCGCCATGAAATTGTGTTGTTTCTTACTCGTCGACGGCATCATCTGCCTTCTTGCGTTTAGTCATTTCACGAACAGTATCAGACTCCCAAATACGAAGTCCAAGATAAATAATCGTGAACAGAGAAGCCAAAGGCGGAAGCCACGTAGCCATAACGCCGACAGTTGTTAAGACTGCCGCGCCATCTGCAACTGCTTTAGCTGTGTCATGCTGAGTCATACCATCCGCCCTTTTGTCTTACCTTTTGTAGCGCAGCCATCAGCCGCAGTTACATAGCCACCATCCTTACAGTTCCACGCCCTCAAAGACTTATTGATGCGTGAGTTCGGATCGTTCGCTGTCTTTGCGCTGGTCAACTTCTTTTTCATGCCACTCATCCTTGCGCAGAAGGAGTCGCGGCGTGAGCCGCCCTCGGGTTGAGGACGCTTCAATCCGGGTTTCCCGGGGTTGGCCGCGTTGTACGAGGCCCGTCCCTTGGCGTTCAAGCCGCCCTTCTCGGATTTGCCCTCTTTGCGAGTCCATGCTGGAGACTTAGCCATAGAACACCGTAATTTTGGCGTTGGCGGGCAAAGTAATGTGGACATCTGTACTAAACAAAACACCTTCGCCGGGTACCGTAAACGACAACGGATTTGTTGGCGTAGTAGCAATATTAAATTCTATAAGAATAGGGCCACCGGAACCCCCGTCACGGAAAGTAATGTCGCCAGCAGTGCCGCCAGTCAAAAACTGATAGCCTTTAATCCTAGTACGGCCAGAGACCGCCGTGCCAGTTGCCTCTAAATGAGAGGCTTTTACGTCTGTCTGCATCATGATGCTTGCTCCGTTTCTTTGTCAGGTTCAGGTGCATCTAATCTGTTAATAAGCATCTTGTACGCTTGGATTGTGGCTTGAGCCTGAGTCAAAAAGGTACTAGCCTTCTGTGCTTCAGTCTCAAGGTCACGAATCTCAGTCTCCAAGAATTCCTTGGTGATCTGCATTAGGCTACTGCGCTAGCAACAACCAAAAAGTAATCAGCACCGGCAATACGAACTCTAAGGCCACCAGCCAAAGTGCTTGAGCTAGTAGCCGCAGTGAACAAGCCTGTACCTGTACCAACGTTCATCAAGCGAGTCATCTTGCCTGTGCCAGCACCCGAGTCAGTTACGCGGATGAAAGCACTTTCAGCACCAAGAGTTGTGCCAGAAGCAAAGTCAGTATCCAACTGCAAAGCAGCCAATGTACCGCCGGGAGCGGCAACAGCAGCACCAATGGTTGCACGGATTGCGTTAGCCGCACCAGAAATTGTGCCGCCCGTGTTAATTGAAGTAGAAATATGAGCACCGTTGATTGTGCCGCCTGTAGCGCCGTTAGCACCCGTTACTCGGGTCAAAGCACGAAATGTTTCGCCTGAACCTGTAGAGGTAAAGGTCAGTCTATTGTAGCTAAGCCGTGTATCGCCAGTAGCGGCAGAAGTCGTAGCGTAAGACTCAGAGATGTTGTCCGCAGTTGTTACTGCAATAGGGCTAGCGGCTGTACCACCGATAAAACCATTGAGGGACGAGACTGGGCCGGAGAATGTGGTCAATGCCATGATTGTTTCCTTACATGCAAGTTAGGCGTATCAATCTGCATGTCGTCAGCCGGGACTGTTTGATACACCGGAAAGCCCGGATTAAAAGCAATATACACCAAAAGAAAAAGGGGCACAAGGCCCCTTTTCAAATATTTCCAAAGAAATATTAGGTCGAACCGGGGGAGCCAAAGACGCCCAGTGGATCGGAGAAGCCAAAGCTGTAACGCTCACGGGCTTTGTAACGAACGTTACCTGTATCAAAGTCACCGTCCATTGACGTAGTCAAGGCCATACGCTCAAAGTGCTTCAGGCCGTTAGGAACGTCTGTGCACAAGAACCAAGCATTGGTGTCTGTCAGGTAGTGGTTAATTGTGTAACCTTCAGGGATTGAACCGTTGTTCTTCAACGCGTTGATGTCGTTGTCAGCGGTACCAACACGGAGGTTAGTCTCGAGCAAACGAGTAGCAACGAACTGAAGTGCTGGAGGCACAACCAATTTTCTAGGCTTAGCGGCAATCAACAGGCCACGCTCATCAGTCCAAGCAGCGATCTGAATCACAGCGTTTTCCAACGATGTTTCATTCAAGTCAGAGTTGGTTGAAGGACGATTGCTGTTAGTGCCACCAGACACCAATGGGTGCGCTGTAGAGAACAGAGCAACACCATCACCACCAGCGTAAGCATTGCTAAAACCGTTGTTCAAAACGGATGCAGCTTTAACTTGCTTGGTGTAAGCCATAGCACGAGCCAAGCCCTTGGTGTAACGAGCAGACAAGCTGTCGTACAAGTTATCTTCAACCGCTTCTTCAGTGATTGAGAAACCCAAGGCGATGGTTTCGTGGTTATAGCGAGCCGTGAACGCTTCTTGCGCATTGTCATAAGCAATGGCTGAACCTTCGTTCTTGACAGGAGCCGCAGAGAAGCCAGACAGTTTTGTCTCTTCTTCAAAGCTACGCTCAGATTTCTCTGTTTCGTAGATTTCTTTATGCTCTTCGCCGTAGGTGGCATACTGCAAGCCGAACAAAGCGTTCAAGCCGGGGAGCAGTTCTTTAAGTAGTTGTGCGCGTGAAATAGCCATGATTTAACTCCTTAGACCGCTGTGCCAGTGTAGTAGGAATGGGTGCCAAAGTTAAGTTTGACAAGCATTTCTGGATACTGGGTGAAAACAATAGTGGAAGCGGCTGGAATAGCCGTAACACTGCCGGGAACTGCAATCGCAGAATTGATGGTCACTGTTGTTGCACCAGCAGCCGCAGCCGCAGACACAAACGAACCAGACTGAATGTACTGACCATTAGCAGCAAGATAGCCAACTTCTGTGCCTACCACCAAGGCGTTAGGTAAACCAGAACCAGTCAAGGTAATGGTAGTAGAAGAAGACGAACCAGTTGCGCTAGTTTGAATGGAGGTTTCCTCAACCAAACCAACTGCACGCAAAGCTAAGTCAACACCTGTGGTAGATGCGCTATACAGAGCAGCAACAGCAGAATTACCTGTGTTGACGTTACCTGCATTTTGAATCAAACCAAAGTTTTGGCCCAACATAGCAGTAGAAGCGGAAGCAATTACTGTTGTAGCGGAACACATTACCACTTTAAACACTGTGTCAGGATCATCACAAACGATAGCCCTTCCAGTAGCAGTAGTACCAGCGGGCCAAAACTGAGCAAATTGCGTTTGCTTAGTTGTAGGGTTTACATACTCACAACCCAAGAACACACCAACCAAACCGTTGCCAGTAGAGTCAGTAGTGTCAGTGTTTTTAACAATAGAACCACGAACAATATTGACCAAATCACCGTAAAAGATGTTTGATGCAAAACCGTACTGGATCGAGTAATCGCGGGTAGAACCAGCGAATACCTGTCCGCCAATCAAATTGATTGGCTTTAGCCCGTAAGGGGCGTCAACAACCGGATAAGCCATAAAAGACTCCTATAAATTATTTAGAACCAGAACCAAATCCTGTTCCGCGACTTGTTGTTGACTTGCGGTCAGCAAACAAGGGCATCCGAGGGTCGTTATTTCGCATGAAATGATTATCAACTGAATCCATCTGGTTTTGAGCTTGCTTGTTGTAATAGTCAGCGCGAGCTTCAACGCGTTCCTTGGGAGCCTTGCAAAGCATCAGCCCACCAATTTCCACATTGCCATTTGCGTTGTTACCAAACAAGGCCAATTCTGGATGATCCACTGCTTTCACCGGCTCATAACCATCGCGCATCTGTAAGGACACGTTGTTGGCTAGTGGCTGACCTAGCACATGAGTCGCTACCCAGCGAAACGTGTAATCTGGATCAGGTGTCGGATCAGGCAAGTTGCTCGGGGGTACGTATACCGTACGAGCAGATTTATCGCGTGACTTAGTGTCACGATTTGAGCGGTCAATTGTTTCAGCCATTTCAGTTCTCCAACTTTGCTACTTGAACAGCATACTGCTGTGGGGTTAAACCAAATTTTTTCGCTAACGCTA